AGATTGGCACGCCAACCAAGCAAGTAATGAAAATAGAATGCCTTTAATTTGGTTATATGCCAAAGAATTTTCAAAAGGTAGTATGACAAGTTGGATAGATAATGTAGCAAGTTATGAGAGTTTACCTACATCTCTAAAAGAAAAAATAAGAGATGTTAAATTGACATTAGGTTATAAGGTAGGTAGTTATACTACATCTACTTTCTTTAAAGAGCACCACTCAATAGATAAACCTTTTGATTTAGTATATACAAATGCTGCTGGGAAGACTGGTTTATATTTTCCATTTAATCAGATATTTGGTGGTATAGAAAAAGATGTATATGAAGAATTAAAAGAACACGTTTTACAAGATAGATTTAGATATGACCACTATTGGGAAGATGGTGATATTGTTATAAGTGAACAATGGTTAACTATTCACAAACGTTGGGAATTTAAAGATATGGAGAAAAGAATACTACATAGAATAGCATTTGATTATTCAAAGATAGGAATACAATGATAGAATATCATCAATTATTAACATTTGGAGATTGCATAGAATTAAAATTTGAGTGTGATACAAGAAAACTATTAGAAGAGATAAAAGATTTTGAATGGTTACAATACAATCCTAGAAAGAAAATTAATAGATATGGATTAAGTATAACAAGTTTAGATGGTAAACGAAATGGTATTGATTTAGATTCTTTATGGGAATATAATAAAGAAAATAATACAAAGTATGGTGAAGAGAATTTTAAAACTAAAACAGATGTCTATTATGCAAGTGAAGAAACAAGAAAATTATGTGAACCTTTTGACCCTTGGTTATGTAGAACACATTTTTTAAATTTTAGAAGAGGTGGTTTTTTTCCTTTACATAGAGACCAAAGAACAACAAAACTACAAAAAAGTTTTAGAATATTAGTACCAATAACACATTGCAATCCAGGTCAGTTATACTTTATATACGATAATAAGATAATGAATTTTAAACACGGAACGGCATATTTTTTAAATACTAATAAAGAACACGCTGTATTTTCTTATAGTGATAAATCTGTAATGTTAGTAATGAATATAGAGTGTACACCTGAATCTGTAGAGAAAGTTATGACGAGTACACGATATGCTTAATGCTTTTGAGATACCAGAATTTAAATTTGATTCTGAAAAATTAAAACAAACTTATTTAAATAATAAAAATGTTTGGGCAACGTATGGTAAAGATAGTCCAAAGGATAGCTTACATACAAAATATGTTTCTAAAGAAGATGTATTAGAACATATTAATCAACTTAAAAATTATAAAGAGTTGATAGACAATGTTAAATTTTTTAAAACTTATACTAAAGGTATAATACCACCACATACAGATAAAAGAAAAGTTGCAATTAATATACCAGTTATAACAGATAAAAATGATAAGATAACTTTTTTTGAAAGTAAAGAAGAGGAAGAAATTGTTGTACAAGTAGAAGGTGAAGAAAAGCAAACTAGTGCTAAAAGATATAGTAATCCAAAATTAATTGAAACCTTTGTGTCTGATAAAGCTTTTTGTTTGAATACGAATGCAATACACGGAGTTATAAATGGATCAGATAGAGATAGAGTGGTATTAAGTATTTCTTTTAAAGAGAAATATGATGATTATAATTTAATTAAAGATATGTATTACAAGGGACAATTGATAGATGAAACCAGAAGACAGCAAATTTAAATCAGTCTATTGTGATATAGTACATAGATGTAATATGGAGTGTGCTAATTGTTATTTACCTTTTAGACATTATCCAGATTTGAATACAGATAAAGTTATTGACTTTATAAAAAGATTTAAAGTTAAAACTGAATTTAGATTTATTGGGGGTGAACCCACATTACATAAAGATTTAGCAAAGATTATAAAAGAGGCAACATCACTTGGTCATAGAACAACTATTGCAACTAATGGATTAAGAATTGCCCATTATCATTATTTAAAAGAATTAAAAGACGCTGGATTGAAAACTGTATATTTAAGTATGACTGGTTTTGATGATGATAAAGTATATGAAATAACTGATAGATTAAAATGTGCTAAGAAGAAAATGGATGCATTAGCAAATTGTTTATCTTTAAAATTACGGTTGTCTATTGGTTGTATTGTTATTAAAAATTTGAACGAACATATTATAGATAAAATGATTGCGTATAAAGATAATAATACTTGGCGAGCAGGGACATCTTTTGAGTTTAGAAACGTTGGACAAGTAGGACGTTATATGGTTGAAAAGGATGAGAATTATAAGTTTGATGAATTAAAACAGTTGATATCAGATAAGTTTGGTATAAATCCGAATCCAAAATTACTTGAAGATAATCAGTATGCCTGGACGGTAAAACACGGAAAATTTAGAATAAATATAACTAATTGGGAGGGTGTTGATAAAGGATTTAATGATGAAACAAATACCAGACGTGGTAGATTAACTCAAAATTTTGAAGTTGCTCCTTTTTTAGAACATATCAAAGAAAACGATGGAGGATATTAATGAGTAAAAGTGAAATCAATTTGTGGTTTGTATTTTGGCCAGTTCAGATATTAGCTTTATTAGGTATTATTTTTACATCACCTAATTGGTTGTATTTGTTATTGGGTTGGATAGTTTTTTGTGGATTAGGTTCTGCTGTTATTTTACATAGAGTTGTAAGTCATAAATCTATTAGATTAAAAAAATGGTTAAAAAAACCATTATTATTTTTATCTTGCTTATGTGTGCAAGGTAGTCCTTTGTGGTGGGCGGCAACGCATAGAGGTAAACATCACCCACACGCTGACAAAGATGGAGACCCACATAGTCCTAAAGATGGTTTCTTTCACTCTTATATTGGGTGGTTACACAATAGAAAATTAGGTAAGATTAATACTAGAGTTATTCCTGATATAAGAAAAGATAAATTTCATTTATGGTTAAATCGTAAATACACTTATATTGTTTGGGCAACTTTTATAGTATTGAGTTTAATTAATATAGAATTTATGTTATGGTTTTGGTTGATACCAGCGGCATTTTCATTTCATCAAGAAGCAATTGTTAATTCAGTTTGTCATTTAGGTAAATTTGGTTATAGAACATTTGACACAAAAGATAAGTCAATGAATATACCTATACTTACGTGGTTAACTTGGGGACAAGCATTACATAATAATCACCATAATAATACTAGACTATATGATTTTGCTGAAAAGGGAGAGTTTGATCCTAGTACAATATTTTTACCTTTTATAGAGGAAAAGGTTCGTTAGTATCTGATATTTTTTTATACGAGATATGTTGTAAACAACATTCCGGAGGACCAGTTTCAACCCATTTTTTATCATCACATAAAGACCACCCTGGACTGTATTCGTTTGCTTGTTTAGTCCATCTTTGTAAATATTTTCTTTTTTTACCTTCAATAGATAGAAAGACATAATCTTTACCTATACTTTTACAATATTTTATTTGGTGGTCGTGTGTTAATTTTGATATGATACCAAATGTTGGATTGACCCAATCAAATTTTTTATTTCTTAATATACGATTAAATATTCTACTAATATTTTTAGGCCAAATAGGTCTACTTAATACTGAAGCGAAAGATACAATATTATCTTTATAGACAATTAAAGTAATATCATCTAAACTGTCAAATTTTATTCTGTCAGGACTATAGTTAATACTTAATTTGTCATTTGATTTGCTAAACTTATCTAATAACAAATCTAGTTGTTCTTTATAAGGTAAATAGGTGTGTTTATTAAAAACTTGATATTGGGTTATGTCATTTGGAAGCATAATAAAAATAATATATTAGTCTGGGAATTCAACTTCTTCTATTATACCATTAGTTAGATTATATGTTGCTCTAGCATCCACATAAGATTGTGTTCTATTATCATTTTCAAATGCTATACGAGATTCCCAATCAAAAAATATTAAACTCCAAGTTCTTACTAAATCAGTTTTATCATTACTACCACCAGAATCTATTAGAGTTCCAGCGTCTACCATTTCTTGCTTTAAAGCTTTAAATTCGTTTGAAGCATTGTAAAAAGGAATACTAGTGTTAGGTCTTTCTTGCGTTAAAGTTATTGTTACAGCCATAATATATTATTCAATTATTTCTGTTATACCACTAATTCGGTTATATGTTCCTCTAGCATCCACATAAGATTGTGTTCTATTGTCATTTTCAAATGCTATTTGAGCGGCTGCATTTGTAAATGTTAAAGTCCAAGTTCTTATTAAATCAGTTTCATCATTACTTCCACCACTATCTACTAGGGTTCCAGCGTCTATCATTTCTTTCTTTAATGCTTTAAAATTAGTTGAAGCATTGTAAAAATTAACGCTTGTGTTAGGTCTAGTTTGTGTTAAAGTTACTGTTATTGCCATAATATCTCCTTTAATTATTTATACTCTTATATTTATATCGTATAAATATAACTATAGAAAACTGAAATGGAGATAAACTATGGCTATAACAATTGATGGAAAGCAGTATGATGAGAAAACGCTTAGTCCTGAATTACAGAATTATCTAGCAGTAAGACAAGAGATACAAGTAAGCAAGACTAGACATACTATTGAAATTGAGAAAATAGATGTTTTAACTAAATTTTATAACGAGAAGATTATAGGGTTGATTAAAAAAGAAGTACCAGAAACAAACAAAATTACAGATAAAAAATAGATGGCCGCAATAGCAAATTTAACTATAGACCAAGGGGCAACTTTCACTTCAGACGTAACTGTGAAAGACGCTCAAGGCAATGCTTTTAACCTTACAGGTTATACGGCAGTTGCTAAGTTGGCTAAAGGCTTTGCGTCCACTAAAACAAGAACAAATATGACTACTTCAATAGCGACAGACGCTACCACAGGAGTAGTTACTCTCTCATTAACAGCAACTGAAACATCCGCTTTAGACGCTGAGAGATATGTGTATGACCTTGAAATTACATCTGGAGCTGCTGTTACTAGAGTTATTGAAGGAATTATTACAGTCCGACCACAAGTAACAGTATAATCAAACTTATTTTTGTTATAAATATATAAATAAAGGGAGAGAAGTAATGCCTGATATTACAGCAAAAATTAACGTAGATACACAATCTGGTCCACAAAAAGTTTCAGTAACCATACCATCAACTGTAGCTGTACAAAATTCAGAATTAAGATTTTCTCGCCTTGGTGATGTTGATACAACAAATTTAGATGATGGAGCAATGATTCAATACAGGTCAAGTGATGGTAAATTTGTAACTAGAACGGAAGTAGTTACAACAACTGGAACGTTATTATTTAATTGTGGGAGTTTTTAAATAGCGTATGTCAACAATAATACAGATAAAACGGTCATCAAGTACTTCAGCACCAGCAACATTAAAATTAGGTGAATTAGCTTTAACTTATGGAACAGGAACACAAGGCAATCTAGGAGATAGATTATTCATTGGTGAAGGTGGTGTAGATGGTAATGGTGACGCAAATAATATAACAGTTATCGGCGGACAATATTTTGCCGATATGTTGGATCACGTTCCTGGAATATTAACTTCAGGTGGAGCATTAATAGCTGATTCAAATAAAGCAATAGATGAAATAATTTTAGGTAGTTCTACTACAGTTGGCGGAACAATAAAATTTAATGAAGGTTCAAATAATGGTGCAGGACATATTGGACTTAAAGCGCCAAATAGTGTAACTTCTACAACTACATTTACATTACCTGATGGTGATGGTTCAGCAGGACAATTTGTAAAAACAGATGGTGCTGGTAATTTAGGATTTGCAGTTGTTGACCAAGCTTTAGATTTAGCAGGTGATACTGGAACAGACGTTTATAATACAAGTGAAACATTAACTTTCGCTGGTGGTTCTGGTATGGAAGCAGTAGTTACTGATAATACGGTAACTATAAATGCAACAGCATTAACAGATTCAAATTTATCTGGTAGTGCCGCTATTGCAAATGATAAATTAGCAAATCCTACTACAACATTAGGATCATCTACTTTAACTTTAGGTCAAACAGAAACAGATTTAGCAGGATTAACTTCTTTAATAATTGATGACATTACAATTGATGGTCAATCATTTACAACTACATCCGCAAATAAAAATATTAATATCTCACCACACGGAACAGGTTCAATAATTGTTCCTAGTGGATATGAAGATAGAGCAGGATTTCAAAATCAATCACTTGCAAATAAAGCATATGTTGACCAAGTTGCTCAAGGTTTAGATACTAAACCATCTTGTAGAGTTGGAACAACTGCTGATTTATCAGCAACTTATAATAATGGAACATTAGGTGTAGGTGCAACATTAACAGCAAATATTAACGGTGCAATATCAATTGACGATATAGCATTAAGTGTTAACGATAGAGTTTTAGTTAAAGACCAAACAGACGCAACCGAAAATGGAATTTATGTAGTTACAACTGTTGGTGATGGATCAACTGATTTTGTATTAACAAGAGCAACTCCAGAAGACCAACCATCTGAATTAAGTGGTGGTGCATTCGTATTTGTAGAAGAAGGTACTGTTGGTGAAAACAATGGATACACATTTACACATACAGGAGCTCCAACATTTGGAACAACTGATTTAGATGTAGCACAATTTTCTGGTGCAGGTCAAATTACTGCAGGTGCCGCTTTATCAAAAGACGGCAATACAATAGATGTAGAAGTTGATAATGCTTCAGTTGAAGTTTCAGGTGACGCATTAAGAGTTAAGGCATTAGGTATAACAAATACTATGTTAGCAGGTTCAATTGCAAGTGATAAACTTGCTGATCCTTTATATTTTGCAGACGAAACTTCAACACAAGGATCCGTAAGAGTTGGTGGTGTTTTAGAATTTATAGCAGGTGAAGGAATTAATACTGTTGCTACTGGTAATAAATTACAAATTGTTGGTGAATTAGCAAGTACATCAAACATAGGAGTTGCGTCTTTTTCTACTGATAACTTTACAGTTACCTCTGGTGATGTTGAAGTTACTACAGTAGATGGTGGAACTTTCTAATGTTTGAATGGATTAATAAATCTTGGAACAAGTTTGTAGATTCATTTATAGTAGAAGAGAAGAAAGTAAAAACAATTGTTGTTAGAGATTTAAAAGACAAAACTAAAAAAGAATTAGAAAAAATTGGAAGAAAAATAGGAATAGAATTAGATAGAAGATTAACAAAGACAAAATTAATTAATAAAATTAAATTTAAAGCTAAATTAAATAGAAGAAAATAATGACAACACGAATTAAACCATTACGTACAGAAGTAGCAACACGTATTCCAACACTAGGTGTTTTAGAAGTTGGAGAATTAGCTGTTAACATACACGATGGAAAATTTTATTCAAAAACAAGTGCAGGTAATATTAAAGAAATTGGTGGTGTAGGTGGAATAACATTACAAGAAGTTACAAATAATCAAGCTATAACTGATAAAGATATTACTATGAATGGGTCACAATTTATATTTGAAGGAGATGTAGCAAATGCATTTGAAACTGAATTAACAGTAGCAGAACCAACAGCAGATAATATTATTACATTACCTGACGTAACAGGTACAGCTATAACATCTGGCAATTTAACAATAGATGGTTTACCAGGTGGAGACGCTCTTGCTAGTGATGGTGACGCTTTAGCATATGGAATAGTTTTCGGAGGATAGAATGGCTAGTTTATTTAAAAATGCAGGTATGGCACTTGGTTTTGCTGATACTTCAGCTGCAAATTTATATACAGCTGGTGGTGCTGGACAAGCAGTTATTCACGCAGTATATATAACTAATAAATCAGATTCTAATAATGGTTTTGTAGATGTAAAAGTTACAGTAGATGGTGGAACTACATTTAGATATGTTGCTAACAAAGCACAAATACCACCTAATAATACTTTAGTTTTAGATAAACCTATAAATTTAGAATCAAATGATGTATTAAGAGTAGTGGCACACCCATTACCAGATTCATCAACAACTGATTTAGAAGTATATGCTAGTGTACTGGAAATAAGCTAATGGGAATTTCAATTAAACATAATATAAATCCACAAGAACAAAAATTTAATCCACATGCAGATC